GGTCTAACCAGCACATATGACTCAAACATTCAGTGGGCTGCTAAGTATGCAGGTCAGTACGGCAACTCTCTAAGAATCTCTGTCTGCGATACTCCAAACGCATATAGCTCAAACGTATCTCTTCTAGGTGCAAGCGCTACTGGAGCTCTCACCATCGCATTCGGTGAGAATCAAGCAAACGTTGTATTCACAGGATCTAACTCGGCTTCTGTTGCAGGTGCATTCACCTCTTCATTCGCCAACGGTGACCTAGTACTAATCGGAAACAACGCAACTGGCCTCCAGCTTCTTCAGGTTGCCAACGTTACCACTTCAGGTTCTAACTCATACATTGCCTTCACAAGCAACTGCAGACTAGCTTCTGGCTATACTCTCAGCAATACAGTTAACGGAAACACCAGCGTAGTTAACTTGAATCGCAAGTGGCAGTACTCATCTGTGATTGGTTCTGCACCAACAGTTTCTTCTTGGCAGAGCCAGTACGGCAACAACCAGATCGTTGACCAAGTTCACGTGGTAGTTGTTGACCAAGGCGGTCTCTTCACCGGTACTCCTGGAACAGTTCTCGAGACATATCAGGGTCTATCAAGAGGTATCGACAACACAACAACAGGCGGCGCTTCTAACTACTACCCAGTAGTTATTAACCAGTCTTCAAAGTATGTTTGGTGGATCGCAGATCGTCCAACTGCTAACTCTGGTCTAACAAGCGCTCTTCTCCCATCGACAAACAGCACACCATTCAGCGCAAACTTCACCTTTGGTTCTGATGGTTACACTGAGTCGAACGCTCCACTAGCTACTCTTGCAACCGGCTACGACCAGTTCGGATCAGCTGAGAACGTCGATGTATCTCTAATCCTTCAGGGTAAGCCAGCCGGTGGTCCTGCTGTTGGTTCTGGACTAGCTCCATACAACAACATCCCAGTTGGAAACTATAACCTAGCTAACTACATCATCGACAACATCTGCGAAACCAGAAAAGACTGTATCGTTCTCATCACTCCAGATGACAACGCAGTAAAGTCTAACCCAGGTCTAGAATCATCTGCTCTAGTTAGCTGGAGAGGAGCGGTTCACGACAGCTCATACGCAGTCCTAGACTCAGGTTATAAGTACCAGTACGATCGCTACAACGACGTGTATCGCTGGGTACCAACCAACGGCGACGTCGGCGGTCTCTGCGTTCGCACCGACAACACACGCGATCCATGGTGGTCACCTGCCGGCTTCAACCGCGGTCAGATCAAGAACTTGGTAAAGCTTCGCTACAATCCGACTCACGCGGATCGCGACCTGCTATATCCAAACGGCATCAACCCACTGGTTACATTCCCAGGTCAAGGAACCGTACTATTCGGCGATAAGACCTGTCAGTCTAAACCATCTGCGTTTGACCACATCAACGTCCGTCGTCTATTCATCGTCCTAGAGAAGGCAATTGCTACAGCTGCTAAGTTCTTCCTCTTCGAGTTCAACGATGCATTCACACAGGCGCAGTTCAAGGCACTTGTCAATCCATATCTAAGAGACATTCAGGGTCGTCGTGGTATCACTGACTTCCTCGTAGTCTGCGACGGAACTAACAATACCCCAGAAGTTGTAGATAGCAACCGATTCATCGGTGACATCTACATTAAGCCTGCTCGCTCGATCAACTATATCCAGCTTAACTTCGTGGCTGTTAGAACCGGCGTACAGTTCTCTGAAATCGTTGGCAAATTCTAAAATATTCACTTGTATAAATACTCCTGGAGATAATATCAAAGGGAGTATTTAATGTCTAAACAAAAATATGGTTTCGTTTATATCTGGTATGATCGCAAACATAAAAGATATTATGTTGGATGTCATTGGGGTTCTGTTGATGATCAATATATCTGTTCATCTTCTAATATGAAATCTGCTTTCAAAAGAAGACCGTTTGATTTTAAGCGTAAAATATTGAAATCAAATATCGACAATAAAAAAGATTTACTACTAGAAGAATATAAATGGTTGTCTATGATAAAAAAAGAAGAGTTGGGCAAGCGCTACTATAATTTGCACAACTATCATTTTAATCACTGGACTCTAAATGAACAGACAAAAATAACAGTTGGTGAAAAGATCTCTAGAGCCAACAAGGGTGACCCTAGAAGATCCGAATGGATGAAGAATAGAATCGTATCTGAAGAAACGAAACAAAAGCTAAGAGAAATGAATTTAGGTAAGAAACTCAGTGAAGAAACAAAAATGAAAATTTCTGCTAATCACAACAGAGTTTATGATCAAGATTTTAAAGATAAAATGTCATCTACTGCGAAAAATCGTTCAGTAGAGACTAGAAATAAAATCAGTGAAAATAATAAAAGATTGCAAGCTGAGGGTAAAATTGGCATGAGAGGTAAGAAACATTCTCCTGAGACTATTGAAAAAATGAAGCAATCAGCTTTGAAAAAAAGTATAAATAGACAAAAGCTATAAGGAGAATAACGCAATGGCTTCAGGTTTCAATATCAGTACCTTCAAATCAAGAGGTCTGACATTAGGTGGTGCCCGCCCAGCCCTCTTCGAGGTATTTCTTAGAATACCAACGGGAGTAGCAGCGGACCAATCATCCGCAGATAAGTTTAGATTCACCTGCTCGGCGGCTCAGCTGCCGGCAGCGTCAGTCGGATCTATCGACGTCGGCTACTTTGGTCGTAAGATCAAGATCGCCGGTGACAGAACGTTCCAAGACTGGTCAGTAACGATCATGAACGACGAAGACTTCCTCGTTCGCTCGATGTTCGAGAAGTGGTCAAACTCACTTAACCGTCTAGAATCAAACGTTCGCGACACAGCTTATTCTGGTAATGAGAACTCTTACAAGACAGATCTCAGCGTTATCCAGTACGGCAAGGATGGATCTCTAATCCGTCAGTACGACATCATCGGTGCTTTCCCAACTACCGTAGATGCAATCTCCCTTAACTGGGACTCTGCTAGCCAGATCGAGACATTTGGTGTTACATTCTCTTACGACTACTGGCTTCCAGCGAATGAGACAATTAACTCTTATGCTTCACAGGCTACTACACCTGTAACTACATAATAAGTAGATACAGTAGCCTCTTGATATATTATTTCGAGAAGGGGCTCTAAAAACAGACCCTTCTCACTTTGGAGAATTTAGATGGAATTATTTGGTTGGCAATTTAAGAGAAAAGTACAGCAGGACGAGATCCCGTCGTTTGCTCCTAAAGAGGCAGAAGACGGCGCAGTTGTCGTTGCTGCTGGTGCCTCGTTTGGTACCTATATCGATCTCGATGGTACCGTAAGAACCGAAGCTGAGCTAGTTACTAAGTATCGCGAAATGTCACTGCAGCCGGAAGTAGACGCGGCTGTTGATGAAATTGTTAACGAGACATTGTCTATCGATGAGAAAACAATTGTCTCGGTTAACTTAGACAACGTCAAGGTCAGCGAAGACCTCAAGAAGATGATCCGCGATGAGTTCGCGATCTGCCTCAACATCCTCGACTTCCAGAAACACGCCTATGAGATCTACCGCCGCTGGTACATCGATGGTCGCCTGTACTATCACATCATGATCGACAAGACAAACCCAAGAATGGGTATCAAGGAAGTCAGATATATCGATCCGCGTAAGATCAGAAAGATCCGTGAGATCACCAAGAAGAAAGCCAAGCAGGGCGGCAACGACCTTCACGAGCTCTCAATCCAAAAAGTTCAGAACGAGTACTACGTCTTCAACGACAAGGGATTCAACTACGGCAACAAGACAGTTGGTCCAGCAACCACTGGTCTAAAGATCTCGACCGACGCAATCATTCAGGTCAACTCAGGTCTTACCGATACTCAGGGAACCATGGTTCTCGGTTACATGCACAAGGCTATTAAAGCCCTGAACCAACTACGCACGCTCGAGGATGCTTTGGTAATCTACCGCTTGGCTAGAGCTCCCGAGCGTCGCGTATGGTACATCGACGTTGGTAACCTTCCTAAGATGAAGGCCGAGCAGTACCTCCGCGACATCATGGTAAAGCATAAGAATCGCTTGATCTACGACGGCTCAACCGGTGAGGTTCGCGACGACCGCAAGTTCCTAACCATGCTTGAAGACTACTGGCTACCTCGTCGTGAAGGTGGTCGCGGTACAGAAGTTACGACACTTCCCGGCGGTCAGACACTCGGTCAGCTCGACGACGTTCTCTATTTCCAGAAGAAGCTATACCAGACACTCAACGTTCCGGTCAACCGCCTCAACTCAGACGCGCTGTTCTCACTAGGTCGCGCCACTGAAGTTACACGCGACGAGCTCAAGTTCGCTCGATTCATCATTAGACTTCGTAACAAGTTTGCTATTCTCTTTACCAAGATGCTCGAGAAGCAGCTGGTACTCAAGCAAATCATGTCTATAGAGGACTGGGAGAATATCCAGCAGGACATCAAGTACGATTTCGCTAAAGACAACTACTTCACCGAGTTGAAGGACGCAGAAGTTCTACAGAACCGCGTCAACCTTGCGAGAAACATGATGCAGGATCAAGTCGGCCGCTACTACTCAAATACTTGGGTTAGAAAGAACGTTCTCCAGCAAAGCGACGCCGAGATGGAAGAGATGGATCTCGAGATCCAGAACGAGCAGGGTATTCAGCAGTACATGACCGCTGAACAGCAGCAGGCCGCGGCACAGCAACCGCCTCCTGCAGATACTCAAGTACAACCACTGGCCAATGACGAAGACACGGATCAGACACCTGCTACAGATGAGAAAGCTCAGAAGCTAGCACAGGCTTTAGCAGATGTCCAGCACTTCCAGAATAAGCGAAATCGCTCAATGCAAGACGAAGCTAGATACAAGTCCGCTGTTCAAATCGTGGCGAAGAATAAATAATTGGAGTAACTAATGGATAATTATACATCAACAGATCTAATTGACTACGCCTTGAATCAGAAACCAATGGAGTTTCAAGCAGCTTTTAACTCACTCATCGCCGACAAGCTAACAGCAGCGGTCGACATGAAGAAGATCGAAGTAGCTCAATCTATCTTCCCTTCAGGCGGGTCAGATTACGAAGAGGACAATCAGTAATGGCTAAGCAACTTAAGGATATTCTAAAGGGAGTTAATTCTTCCAAAGTTGAGAAGGGATCTCTTGGAAAAGATC